CACTCGGCTGCAGATTTACAGAGATTATCTCGTGAGTCTATGGCATGGTATACGAAGAAAATTTCACAGCTGCGAAATCCAATTGCTTTGGCAAAAGGTATCAGTATGGAAAAGAGTAGATACACTAGAACCTTTATGAAAGGTAAGTTGTATTACTTTGTATACGATCCAAAGTTAAAACATGAGTTGCCATATTATGATAAATTTCCTTTGACTTTGGTATTGGAAAAGTACAATGATGGTTTCCTTGGTTTAAATATGCATTACTTGCCAGTCAAGTATAGGATTATTTTCCTTAGGAAATTGATGCAGTTTGCTCTCCTGGATAAAGAGGATGATATTAAGCGACTACGAGTCACATATGATATCTTAAACGCATCCAAGAGATTCCGAGAGTTCAAGCCATGTATAAAACGTTACTTGTTCCCTCACATTAGGTCTAGAATACTGGCAGTACAACCAAATGAGTGGGAAACCTCCATGTACTTGCCAGTCCACCAGTTTAAGGGTGAAAAACCACAGAAAATATGGAAAGAATCCATGGAAGAAATTAGGAACTCATAAAAATGGCAGGTTCAATCAACGATTTTAAAGCTAGTTTTGTCACCGATTTGGCCAGACCAAGTCGTTTTGACGTACAGATTCCTATTCCATTAACACTAATACCGTTTCGTAACACAGCTAAACAATTGACATTTAGATGTGAAACAACACAACTGCCAAGCAGAACATTTGCTACAGCCGAACAAAGATTTGGTTCAAATCCAGTTGAAAAGTATCCATATCAATCAGAATACAATGAAATAGAAATGACGTTTCTTGTTTCGGATGATATGTCTGAGAAACTATTCTTTGATGCTTGGATGGAATATATTAGTCCAACATACACATTCAATTTTAAATACAAATCAGATTACTGTTCAACATTGACTGTTAATCAGTATGATGTTACAAATAATCTAACATATTCAATCAATTTAATTGATGCTTATCCAATTTCTATGAATCAATTAGATTTGGATTGGTCATCAACAGAGAATCATAAATTGACCGTTGTATTTGCTTACACATACTGGGTTAACAACTCTATACAGGCTCTTGGTTCAAGTTTATTACAAACTGTTATATCAGATATTGTGGCTGGATTTGGTGGTCTAGGTATAGACAATCCAACACCAGATATTCCAGATTCAATAGTAACACCAGGAATAGGACCAATAGATATTGGTTTTGGTACTGATGTTTTTGTACCTGAAGGATCAGGACCATCACCACAAGACGGTGACCCTTTAGCATTTTTAGATGAGAATAATTAATGGAGTGATGATAATATGGCTTTACCAAAAATTGATGCGCCAGTATATGAATTGACTTTACCGTTATCAAAGAAACAAGTTAGATTTAGACCGTTCTTGGTAAAAGAACAGCGTAATCTGATGATGGCTTTGGAATCTGACGATAAAGAAACAATTGAAAAGAATATACGACAAGTATTGACCAACTGTACGATAACAGATGGCGTTGATATTGACAAACTACCTATTTTAGATGTGGAGTTTTTCTTTATCAACCTCAGAGCTCGTTCTGTTGGCGAAGTTGTTGATAACAGATATCGTTGTGAAAACTTGGTCAACGATAAGAAATGTGGTAATTTGATGGAAACGGAAATAAACCTGTTAGATATTAAGGTGAATTTTCCAGAAGATATCAAAGATGAAATACAGTTGAACGATAAGTTGAGCATTAAACTCAAGTATCCAGAATTTTCTATTATATCTGGAGCTGGTGAATCTAGTGCAACCGATTTGGCTTTCAATATGATTATCAATTCAATTGAACACATTTATGATGGCCAACAGTATTATTATGCCAAAGAATCTACAAGAGAAGAATTGGTTGAATTTATTGAATCTTTGAATACAGAACAGTTTGCGAAGATAGAAGAATTCTTTGAAAATTTACCTACACTTAATAAAACAATTGAGATGAATTGTTCTAAGTGTGGCTTTCACCATAAAATAGAAGTGGAGGGTCTTGAAAGTTTTTTCGGATAACATTTCGTCATGATAATTTGAGGAATCACTATCAAACTAATTTCTCGTTGATGCAACATCACAAGTATAGTTTGACAGAACTTGACAATATGATTCCTTGGGAACGAGACATTTATGTCACTATGCTTATACAATACATTGAACAAGAAAACGAGAAAATTAAACAAAGACAAAACAGTAGATGATTACAGAAGGACTAAAAAACGTAGCTCAAGGACTTAGAGATAAGTTTAGTGGCGGAAATGTATCCAGTTTTGTTAGAAATTCTCGTAATGCTACCAGAGAAATGTCTATCTTCAATAGGTCTGGTAAATGGCGTAATAAAGACGAAGCCAACGCCAAATTATTTGGTGCCAAGAAAAAAGTGCCTGGCAAAGTTGGCTCTGTTGAAACAGCTATATACACTAAAATTGCAGCTGGCCAAACACCAAAGTTAAAAAATAAAGATTCTATTGCTGACGTTGCAGCCAAACTTCTAAATTTTCTTACTAAAACAGAGCGTGATAGAAAACTTCATTTTGAATTGTTTAACAATTTCAAAAAAGAACATTTGGATGAAGACAAAGAGAGACATGAGGAGTTAGTTAAAGCTCTTGAGAAAAGACGTTTACAGACTGAAAAAATAGAATCTGAAACTCAAGAAGCTAAAAAACAATACGAAAAATCTAAAGAAGAAGCAGATAAAGTTATTAAAGAAGCCAAAGATAAGGCTGCAAAAGAATCTGCGGACAAAGAATCTGCTGAAAAAGCTGCAAAAGAAGCTAAAGATAAAGCTGAAAAGGAAGCTAAAGATAAGGCCGCAAAAGAATCTGCTGAAAAAGCTGCAAAAGAAGCTAAAGATAAAGCTGAAAAGGAAGCTAAAGATAAGGCCGCAAAAGAATCTGCTGAAAAAGTTGCAAAAGGTAAAACAAAAACAGAGCCAATAACGGGAACAGCAACACCAGCACCCGCATCACCAGCAAACGTACCAAATATATCAACAAAAGGTCCAACTACAACACCAGCAGCTGGAACTACAACAACACCCGCAATTCCAGCAAAACCAACTGGAACCACAACACCGGTTTCTCCTGTTAAACCAGCGCCAACAGCAAGACCTGTAGAACCAGTTACGCCAGTATCTCCTTCAGTTGCGCCTGCGGCAAGGCCTTCAATAACACCATCAACAGCGGTGAAGGTCGGCATCGGTGCGGTTGCTGCTGGTGCAACATTATCGGCTGCAGCTAAATTATCTTTAAAAGCGGAACAAGGTGTTAGTTCAGCTGAAGATGCTTTACAACCAAATAATGATGATAAGAGGGTTAAGAAAGGTGAATTTTTAGATAAAAGTATACCTAAAGTTGGTGCAGCTACACCAGATGTAAGTAATTCAACTTCTTATGGACTTTTTGGAATTAATAATATAAGAAGCAAAGGAAAAGATGGCAAACCTATTGCAGGTACATCAACACTAGATGCTTTTGTAAAAGATAATCCACAATTAAATCTTCCAGACCCAGGTTCGAATTTGCAACCAGAAATTACTAAAAAATTTAATTTAGCTTGGTGGCAAATATCCAAACAAAATCCAAAACAAATGTTGGAAGCTCAGTTAAATTTTTACAAAAATAAATTTGAAAAACCAGCAATAGAATCATTAAACAAAGGCGGCATCAGTAAAGAAATTGCCAATAATCCAGGTGTTCAAGTGTATATGGTTGACAGAAGAATAGCTTATGGAACAGCATTACTAGATTCAGCAATAGATTACGCAAAATCAGCCAAAACTCCAGAAGAATTTATACAACTGATATCAAAATTTGATGGTAGTCATCTGAGACTAAAAGATTCTCAAGGTAAAAATATAGGAATTTATGGTGATAAAACTAGTGATGAGAAGTACAAAGAGTTAGAAGTGGGATTACACAATAGAATAAAAACAAGAACTGCATCGGCTTTATCACACGTTAAAGATGATACAACATCAGTCACAACAATTTTAAATCAAATTGATAGAAACACTGGTGTCAATTTGAATCAATCATCGGTGCAAAACAATAACATGAAACAAAGTGAAAGCAATACAGTATTAATTGACAATACCCAAACAACAATTATTTCAAAAGGCAAAGGTAAAGCTCCACCTGTTATAACGCAAGGAAATACACCTGATGCACCTATGTTTCAACAGTTAGGATACTAAAATGAATTACCAAGAAGCACGTAGAGTTAGAAATACTGGATTATTTAATTTGGCCGCTCAAAATATTGCTAGCGGTGGTGGTATTGGTTCATCATTAGGTTCTGCCATTTCAAGTAAATTCAAAGCTAAAATTACGGGCATTAAAGAAAAATTTGATCCACTTAATATTGCTAAAAAACTAACAGGTAATTTTGGTGCAGCCGTATTAGGTAAGCTTACTGGTAGAAGTCAAAAAGATATTCAGTATTTTGCTGGAGGTAGAGGTTATGGTTCTTCAGCTGGTGTTACACAAGAATCCAATTTAGACGCCATTCAACCTGCATTATATACAAACGTCAAAGAAGGTCAACGCCAACGAATGAAGAAGGGTGATTCTGTTTCTGATGTATTGGCCAGACTTTATAATCTCACTAAAAAGAATTATGAATCGGAAGAAAACCGTAGAGATAAAGAGATTAGAGACAAATACAAAGAAAATGAAAGAAACCAAAAATGGCATAAAGAATTGCTAGATGCAATTTTAGGACCTAATAGTTTCAAAAAAGAAAAAGATAAAAAGACAACTAAAAAAGGTTCTAATATTTTTGATTTTATCAATAATTTACAAAACAAATTTAATAGTTTTATTGAAGGTTTAGAAAATAAAATCAAAGAAGGTGCTGAAAAAGCTATTGAGAAAAAGGTAGCAAAATCCGCTTTAAAAACTGCAGCAGAGACAGCAGCAGAGACAGCAGGAAAAGAAGTAGGTAAAGATGTTACCAAAGCTACTGCTGAAGAAGTTGGCAAGGATGTAACTAAAGCTACTGCTGAAGAAGTTGGCAAGGATGTAACTAAAGCTACTGCTGAAGAAGTTGGCAAGGATGTAACTAAAGCGGCAACAACT